TGTCGCACTTTTGACGAATACCAAAAACTCTGCGGTGTGATCCAGGGTCTTGCTCTCGCAGAGCGTCATCTCCTCGACCTTGCAAAGAAAGTTGAAGAAGCCAATGAGTGAAATTCTCTTGCCCCCAGGCATCAGCCTGCCACCAACTATCCAGCCAATTGAAAAGCCCAAGGAAGATACGTCGTCTGAAGAAAAAGCGACGAGTTTGCCCAGGCCAACGGGTTGGAAAATACTCTGCATCGTGCCAGACGTTTCAGAAAAACTCGACGGCACAGACTTGGACTTGGTCAAGCCAACGTCCATTTTGAAACAAGAAGAACACGCCACCACGGTGTTGTTCGTCTTGGAAGTTGGCCCTGATGCGTACAAAGACCAAGCCAAGTTCCCCACTGGCGCTTGGTGCAAAAAGGGCGATTTCATCTTGGTACGTACGTATTCCGGTACGCGGTTCAAGATTTTTGGCAAGGAGTTTCGTCTGATCAACGACGATCAGGTGGACGCAGTGGTGCAAGACCCGCGTGGCATTACACGCGCATAAGGAGTACTCATGGCAAACGAGTTTAAGTTTCCTGACGAACAGGACAACAACGAGCCCGACGTTGAGATTAAAAACGCGGCGGACGGCGACAATGAGGTCGAGATTGAGATCGTGGACGATACCCCCGAGCGTGACCGGGGACGTAAACCACTGGATCGAGAGGTAAAAGACCCAACCGACGAGGAGCTGGACAGCTACACCGAGGGCGTCAAAAAGCGCCTCAAAGAGCTGACTCACGCACGCCACGACGAGCGCCGGGCCAAGGAAGCTCTGGCTCGGGAGAAAGCTGAGCTGGAGCGGCTGGCTCAGGCGATGGTGGACGAGAACAAACGGCTCAAGCAGTATGTGCAGTCCGGCACCGAGCAGTATATGACGATGGCCAATCAGGCGGCGGAAGCCAAGCTTGAGAAAGCCCGTCGAGACCTCAAGGCAGCGCAAGAGGCGTTTGATACTGACGCCATTATTGCCGCCCAGGAAGCACTGGCCGAGGCCAAGTGGGAGTCGCAAAATGCAAAAAATATGCGTGCACCCACTTTACAACAGCCGCAAGACGATGTACAAAGTCAACAACCGCAACCCCAACAGGTTCGGGCCGACGAAAAGACACTGCGCTGGCAGGCAAAAAACCAGTGGTTCGGCGCGGACGGGTTTGAGGAAATTACCAGCTACGCACTAGGGCTGCATAAAAAACTAGTTGCCAACGGGTACGACCCGCGAAGTGATGATTATTTCGAGCAGATAGACGCTCGCGTACATTCCAAATTCCCAGAGCTTTTTGGGGAAGCGGAAGAAAAGCCACGGTCGCAAGTTTCCCAGGCGGCACCGGCTAAAAAACCTACATCTGTTGTGGCCCCTGCCAGTCGTTCGACCGGCAGGAAAAAGGTTGAACTCACACCGTCGCAAGCCGCGTTGGTGAAAAAGTTTAATCTGGACCCGCAAAAGTATGCACAGGAAGTTTTGAAACTGGAGGCACAAAATGGTTGAAACACAAGATCGCAATCCTCGTGAATTGAAGTCACGCGAAAAATCTGCTCGTGCAGTGTATGTACCGCCGAGCAACCTGCCTGATCCGACACCTGAGCCGGGCTGGGTGTACCACTGGGTTGGTACGCACATCTTGGGACAGGCCAATCCTACCAACGTGTCCCAAAAGATGCGTGAGGGTTGGGAGCCGGTGAAAGCAACGGACCATCCGGAACTGATGCTCTTGGGTAACGAAAAGACAGGCAACGTGGAGATTGGCGGGCTCATGCTCTGCAAGATGTCAACCGAACGCTTCCGCGCCCGTCAGGAGTACTACAACAAGCAAGCTCAGGGCCAGATGGACTCAGTGGACAACCACTTTTTGAGAAACAATGACCCGCGTATGCCGCTGTTTTCGGACAAAAAATCGTCCACGACACGGGGTGCCGGGTTTGGTTCTGGTTCAAAGTAATAAGGAGTTTTCATGTCTGCTGTACAAGCACCTTACGGCCTGCGGGCCGTCAATGAGCTGGGGGGTCTGCCGTACGCCGGTAGCACCCGTCAGTTTCTGATCAGCTCGGCGTCTGCCAACATCTTCAACGGTTCCGTTGTGGCTGTCGGCACTAACGGCTTGCTGACTCTTGTAACCACGGTTGGCTCTGACGCTAGCCCGTTCCCCGCAGGCGTTGTCGGCGTTTTTGTCGGCTGCACCTACGTGAACGCGCAAGGTCAAACCATCTACGCTCAGTACTACCCCACCGGCACTACCGGCGCCATTGCATACGTCATCGACGATGACCGTGCTGTGTTCCAAGTGCAAGCCAACGGTTCGCTGGGTCAGACCGCGTTGGGTGCCAACGTCGTGTTTGCTGCCGCTCAAACCGGCTCGACCTCGACTGGCAACTCGACCACGGCTATCAGCACCACGCTGGCTGCTACCGCTACCATCGCCTTCAAGGTTGTTGGATTTGTCGAAAGCACCACCTCGACTGTGGGCGACGCCTACACCGACGTGCTGGTGAAGTTCAACATGGGCTCGCATGCCTACAACACCGGCCTCGGCGTTGCGTAATAAGGAGTAACTCAAAATGGCAATTTCACGCGCACAACTGCTCAAAGAGCTGCTCCCAGGTCTGAACGCCCTGTTTGGTATGGAGTACGCTCGCTACGGCGAAGAGCACAAGGAAATCTACGAGACCGAGAAGTCGGAGCGTAGCTTTGAAGAAGAAACCAAGCTGGCTGGCTTTGCTGCTGCGCCTGTCAAGAACGAGGGCTCTGCCATCGCTTACGACAATGCACAGGAAGCATTTACCGCTCGCTACAACCACGAGACCATTGCTCTGGGTTTCTCGATCACCGAAGAGGCGATTGAGGACAACCTGTACGACAGCCTGTCTGCTCGTTACACCAAAGCTCTGGCCCGTGCGATGGCCTTCACCAAGCAGGTTAAAGCTGCAGCCGTTATCAACAACGGCTTCAACGGCTCGTACCTTGGCGGTGACGGCGTTACCTTGTTCGGCAACAACAGTTCCAACACGCGTGTTGGCCACCCGCTCGTTGGCGGTGGTGTTAACTTCAACAGCCCGACCACTGGTGTTGATCTGAACGAGACTGCTCTGGAAAACGCTGTGATTCAAATCGCTGCGTGGACCGACGAGCGTGGCCTGCTGATCGCAGCCAAGCCCCGTAAGATGGTGATCCCCCCGAGCCTGATGTTCGTTGCCAAGCGCCTGCTTGACACCGAACTGCGGGTCCAAACTGCTGATAACGACATCAACGCTATCAAGCAGATGGGTGCTATCCCCGAAGGCTACACCGTCAACCACTTCTTGACCGATCCGAACGCATGGTTCCTGACCACGGACGTTCCCAACGGCATGAAGCACTTCGAGCGTATGCCCCTGGCAAACTCGATGGACGGCGACTTCGATACCGGCAACGTCCGTTACAAGGCTCGTGAGCGTTATAGCTTCGGCTGGTCGGACCCTCTGGGTATGTGGGGCTCGTCAGGTTCGTCCTGATGAAATTAGAAAAGGGGCCTTGTGCCCCTTTTCTTTTTGAGCTATATTGCTTCAACTCGGATTTCCCCGGGGCGTAAGACTGACCGAGCAGACGACATGCAGACGGACGCCCCATAACTCGCATGTGAGGAATCATCATGGCACAAACTAGCTTCACCGGGCCTGTCGCATCGGCCAATGGCTTTATCGTCGGCACCGCAGCTTCCCCCATCTCCGTTACCACCGCGCAGAACATCAGTTCTTCGTATGGCACCACCTCCGCCACCACTGGCGACACGCGTCTGACGTACAACCGACTGGCTTTCACCTCGACTGGCTCTGGCGAGACCGGACGTTGGCTGACCCAAGTTACGGGCGCTGGCGCAGGTGCCGCAGGTACTGTTAACGGCGGCCACATCTCCCTGAGCATCAACGGTTCTGGCACTATTTCTGGTGCTGGTAACGCCCTGCGCGTGACCTTGGGCGGCTCTTCAACTGCTCCCGGCGGCACCCTTGCTGCTCTGCAAGTTGATTCGGACTTTGCTTCTGGCGCAACCTTGCCCGGCACCACCGCGTTTATTCGTGCAACCAACAGCGGCACGGGTTCGATTAGCAACCTGTTCAACCTGCCCGACGCTATGGTGCAGGCAATTGGCGCAACTTCGACCACGCCGACGCAGAAGATTCGTTTTGTTGACTCCGCCGGTGTTGGTTACTTCCTGTACGCAGTGGAAGCCTGATGCAGATAACCAAGGAATTCTTGGAATCTGAGATTGTCAAAATGGAGCAGCAACGCAACCACGCTCATGAGGTTGCCGTTGCTTCCCAAGCGGCGATTGATGTTCTTCAAGCAATGATTGCAAGACTGGAACTGCCAGAACCGGAGCCAGAAAATGACGATGCAATATGACGTAAAGTCGTATCACAATTCGACGTCAGGGTTGGCGGTGCCGTATCGCGCCCGTCTCAAAGGTGTTTTGATCTCCCCAACAACGTCTGTTGCATTCACCACCGTAATTGTTGATGACGTTGCGCAGACTGGCACGTATAACGTTCCCGGCTCCACAACTTGCACAGTAACAATCACAGCGCATGGTTTGACTACCGGTGATCGCGTGTATTTGGACTTTACGTCCGGCACGGCAACAGACGACGCCTATACTGTTACTGTGTTGACTGCAAACACCTTTACAGTTACTGTTACTTCTGCTACAACCAGCGGTAACGTGACTATGTACGCCAAGATTTTGACTGAGGTAGATTGCGCTAACGGCACATCTTTCTACACCTTGATTCCCGGCGAAGGCGTTTTGGCTACCACGGGAATTCGTGTGTTCTTGCCCTCGGCAAGCGTGACCTCAACCATTTTCTACGGATAAGGTGCGGCCATGACAATGCAATACGACGTAAAGTCCTACCACGCTTCCGCTTCTGGTACAGCCGTGAGCTATCAGACACGTTTGAAAAGTGTTGTGGTGTCGTCTGGCACGGTTTCTGCGCGTACATTTTCTATTTGCGATCCATCCGTAAATAAGTCAGGTACGTATGCACGTACATCTCCAAGTGGCGTGGTAACCATCACAATGACTGCGCACGGACTGGAAACAGGCGACCGAGTGTTCTTAGATTTCACTTCTGGTCTTGGGGTTGATGCCGCGTTTGACGTAACGAAATTAAACGCAAACTCATTTACTGTGACAACTGCGTCAACTGCGTCAACATCGGGTAATGTCACAATGTATCCAGTAATTTTGCTGGAGGCGGACACTTTTAACACTGTAGGCTTGCCAATTCTTATTCCCGGCGAAGGAATTCTTTGCAGGAATGGTATTTTTGTCGGCCTTGGCGGAAGTGTGACGGGTACAATTTATTATGGCTAAGACCGCAGCATGGCAACGCAAAGAAGGCAAGAACCCCAAGGGCGGACTCAACGCCAAGGGGCGTGCCTCCTACAACAAGGCCAATCCGGGCAAGCCGGGACTCAAGCCCCCGCAGCCAGAGGGCGGCTCACGCCGAGACTCTTTCTGTGCCCGGATGAAAGGCATGAAAGCCAAGCTGACCGGCGAGAAAGCCAAGAAAGACCCGAACAGTCGCATCAACAAGAGCCTGCGGGCTTGGAATTGCTGACATGAGCGAGAACACAGATACCGTCAAAAACGTGCTGGATGTGGTGGCAATCTTCAGCACGATTGGCGCTTTTTTGAATATGCTCACGCCGCTGTTTGGCTTGATCGGCGCAATCGTTGGTGCCATGCGTATTTACGAGATGGCCACCGGGAAAGACTTTTACACACTTTTCCGCAGAAAGAAAGCTGACGATGCCAAGCAAGAGTAAGGCACAACACAACTTGATGGCGATGGTGGCCAATGACCCCGCCGCTGCCAAGCGCGTAGGAGTTCCGCAGTCTGTCGGCAAGGAGTTTATGAAGGCAGACAAGGGCAAGCGGTTTGGGTCTGGGAGCCGCGCAGATGCGCAGGCAATCAACAAGCCCAAAACCAATCAAGGCAAGCAAGAGTTTTTTTCGAAAGGTGGTGACACTATGGCTTCCAAAATGAACGCTGGTTTTATGGCAATGATGGCAAAGAAAAAAGGCGCACCCGCCAAGAAAATGGCCAACGGTGGTATCACCACGGCCAAGATGGGCGCTGTCAAGACTGCGGCTCCCAGCCGTGACGGTATGGCCACCAAAGGCAAGACCAAAGGCACGATGGTCAAGATGTCTGGCAGCAAACCCCTGGGTATGAAAAAGGGCGGCTACGCCTGCTGATAGGAGGCCGTCATGGCTCGCAAATCAATGGGGAAAGCCTCCAAAGTGCTTGGCGGCTTGGGTGCAATGTACGCACTTTCAAAACTGCCGGTTGGTGCGGGAGTCAGGCCGGAAGATATTGAGAAGGGAAAAGTACGCGAGCGACTACGTGGGTTGCCGCTCGCGTCAGCCTCTGCCGAAGAAATGATGGCGAAACCATTCATGATACGCGGCAAGTCAGCGCAAGAAATTGGCGATATGGTGCTGTCCACAGAGCGCGCGCCAACAGATGCGGAGGCTGTGTTTGCAAACAGTATTACTGACCCTAACCATCGGTATGTGCGTAGTGGAGCGGGCACATTTTTGAGAACCGAGGATGGAATGCCCGTTGGTGCCGGCATAAAAAAAGGCGGAGCCGTCAAGGGTTGGGGTAAAGCTCGGGGTGCACGAAAGGCAAAGGTGTATTGACATGCGAGCCAGCCGTGGAATGGGGGCCATCATGCCCTCGAAAATGCCCGGGCCCAAACGCAAGGCCCGTAGGGACGACACCGATTTCACGCAGTATGCGGAAGGCGGCAAGGTCAACGCGGCTGGCAATTACACCAAACCGGAGCTGCGCAAGCGTATTGTGAGCCAAGTTAAGGCGGCGGCAACACACGGCACCGGAGCAGGCCAGTGGTCGGCCCGTAAAGCGCAGCTTGTGGCCAAGAAGTACAAAGCCGCTGGCGGTGGGTATCGAGACTGATATGAAAGACCCGCAGCAGTCGCTCAAGGACTGGGGTGCTCAGAAGTGGCGCACCAAGTCCGGCAAACCGTCTTCCAAGACGGGGGAGCGATATCTGCCCGAGAACGCCATCAAGGCGCTCAGCCCCGCTGAGTATGCCGCTACGACCCGTGCCAAGCGGGCAGGCAAGAAGGCCGGGAAGCAGTTTGTGAAGCAGCCGCCCAAAGTGGCGGCGAAGACGGCGAGGTATAGGTAATGGCCACCACATCGGGCGCAGCAGGTTTCAACCTCGATCTGACTGAGATCGTCGAGGAGGCGTTTGAGCGCGTGGGCTCGGAGTTGCGTACGGGCTACGATCTCAAGACGGCCCGTCGTTCCCTGAACCTGATGTTCGCAGACTGGGCCAATCGTGGCATCAACATGTGGACGTTTGAACAGGGCACCATCCCACTTGTTCAAGGGCTCAACACCTACACGCTACCCAACGACACCGTGGACCTGCTCGATCATGTGATCCGCACGCAGCCCAACCAGCAGTCCAATCAGGCCGATCTGACAATCACACGTATTAGTGTTTCTACCTACGCCACGATCCCCAACAAGCTGACGCAAGCTCGTCCGATTCAGGTCTGGGTGCAGCGGCTGGATGGCCAAGTGTCTCCCACAGGATACACATACCAGAGCGCAGACACGGGGGCCCAGACCCTGACGCTGTCCTCCACAGCCAACTTACCCACGCTGGGCTACCTGAACATCGGCACCGAGACGATCTACTACGGCTGGATCAACAGCAGCACGCAGCTTGGCGGCGTGTTTCGGGCTCAAAACGGCACCAGCCAAACCACCCCTTCTGTCGGCACCGCCGTGTACGTCAACAATATCCCCCGCGTTACGGTCTGGCCAACGCCGGATCAAGGCACTGTGGGCAACCCCACGTACCAGTTTGTGTACTGGCGCATGCGCCGTGTGCAGGATGCCGGTGGCGGTGTTAACGTGATGGATGTGCCGTTCCGGTTCATCCCCTGCATGACGGCGGGGTTGTCGTACTATATGGCGCTCAAGGTTCCCGGAGCGATGGATCGTCTGGGTGTGCTCAAGCAGCAGTATGACGAGGCTTGGGAGCTGGCTGCGCAGGAAGACCATGAGAAGGCGGCTGTGCGGTTCGTGCCGCGCAGGCAGTACATTGCTGGGGCGTTCTAATGCCCAATCGTTTTTCGTCCGGCAAGTTTGCGATTGCGCAGTGTGACCGCTGCAACTTTCGCTTCAAGCTCAAGGAGCTCAAGACATACACGCTCAAGACGAAGAACGTGAACATGTTGGTGTGCCCGGCTTGCTGGGACCCCGACCATCCGCAGCTTCAGTTGGGTATGTACCCTGTGGAAGACCCGCAGGCTGTGCGCAACCCCAGGCCGGACATCACGTATCGGTTGGGGGGCAACAGTGGTTTGCAGCTCTCAAACATCAGCGGTACGGACCCGGACGAGGACGGTACGGCCACAGGCGGTAGCCGTATTTTTCAGTGGGGCTGGAATCCGGTTGGCGGAGCGAGCTTTTTTGATGCTGCTCTAACACCAAACAACTTGGTGCTGACAGTAAATTTGGGCACAATTACGGTTGCAACGACATAAGGAGTCGATCATGATGGACGCAAAGAAGGCTGTGCATAAACACGAGAAAGCCATGCACCCCGGCAAACCCCTGACCAAGATGAAGGCTGGTGGTAAAACCAACGCCGACATGCTCAAGTACGGGCGTAACATGGCCAAGGTCATGAACCAGCG